CCGAGGCGAGGATGACCCCGACGCAGGCGGACGCGATGGCGGCCCGCGCGAAGGAGAAGATCCGCACGGGCGAGCCGTTCGTGTCGGGCAAGGATTGGAAGCTGGACGTGCTGACGATCCCAGCCGGCGACGCGGCGTTCCTGGAGTCGATCAAGGCCACCGCGAATCAGGTTGCGTCCATCTTCTCGATCCCGCCGGAAATGATCGGCGGCGAGTCTGGCGGTTCGCTGACCTACAACACGGTGGAGCAGCAGGCCATCCAGTTCCTGACGTACACGATCCGCCCATGGTTGGTCCGGTTCGAGGAGGCGTTGAGCGCCCGGCTCATGCCGCGCCCGCAGTACGTCCAGTTCGCCGTCGATGGGCTGATCCGCGTCGACACCGAAGCGCGGTACCGGATTCACAAGATCGCCCGCGAGATCGGGCTGCGGAACGTGGACGAGCTGCGCGAAATCGAAGATCTGACACCGCTGCCCGATGGACAGGGACAGTCCTACGCGCCACTGGCGCAGGCACAGAAGGGGCCCACCAATGAGGGAAACTGAGGTCCGGCACACTGCCGGCACCGTGCAGCTTCGCGCGGACGACAGCGGGCAACGACTCGGAGGGTTCGCGCTCAAGTTCAACCGACTGAGCCAGAACCTGGGCGGCTTCGTGGAGCGCATCGCACCCGGCGCGCTCACCAAGACGCTGCGCGACGCAGGCGACGTGCTGTGCCGCTACCAGCACGAGGACCACTACCTGCTGGGGCGCACCGCTTCCGGGACGCTGCGCGTGTCCCTGACCGATGAGGGCCTCGACTACGAGGTGGACCTGCCGGACACCGACTACGCGCACAACCTGGCCGCACTCGCCGCGCGTGGGGACGTGCAGCATTCGTCGTTCGCGTTCCGCACGCTTGAGGACGAGTGGGGCTTCACTGAGCAGGGATTCCCGCTGCGGACCCTGCTGGAGATTCAACTTGTCGACGTGGCGCCCGTCGTGCAGCCCGCCTACCTGGACACCACCTCGGGGCTTCGGTCGTTGGCCGAATCCCGCCACCTTGACTTGGATGCCGTGCGTGCTGCTGCGGCATCCGATGGCCTCGCGGATGTGCTCCGCGGGGTCGAAGCGCAGGAAATCGAGCCGGGCGACACCCACTCGACCCCCGTCGCGCTCATGCAGCGCATGGCCTGCCTTCGCGGCAAGGCCGCCACCTGAGGCCGGGCGACACCCACCTCGCAACCCATCCAATTCGCCCGACCATGAAAGGGGCACATCATGAGCCACGAGCTCATCAAGCAGCTTGCCGAGAAGCGAGCCAACACCTGGGAGCAGGCCAAGGCACTCCTGGATTCCGCAGCCGAGGCCAAGCGCGATCTGACCGCCGAGGAAGATCAGTCCTGGCAGCGCATGAATGCCGACCTGGACGGCATCGACGCGCGCATGAAGTCGATCTCCGAGGCCGAGCAGCGCAACGCTGACGCGGCCGAGGCGTTCGCCAAGATCGCCGCGACCAGGCCCGACGCGCGTTCCGTCGCGGGCGAGTCCCCGGCGATGGCCGATGTCCGCTCGTTCCTGATGGGCGAGCGCAGCGCCGTCACCCTCGACCGGGACGTGAAGTTCCGCGACCTGACCAAGGGCACCGCCTCATCCGGCGGCGCAACCGTGCCGACGAGCTTCTACGGGCAGCTCATGGAGCACATCATCGAGAACTCCGGCGTGCTCGCCGCCAACCCCACCGTCCTTGAGACGGCGGCCGGCGAGACCATCGAGGTTCCCGTGACCACCTCGTTCAGCACCGCCGCCCTGGTCGCTGAGAACGTCGCAATCTCCGAGTCGGACCCGGCGTTCACCAAGCGCTCCCTGGGCGCCCACAAGTACGGCGTGATCGTGCAGGCCCCGGCCGAGCTGATCGCCGACACCGGCGTCGACCTCGAGGGCTTCCTGGCTCGCCAGTGCGGCCGCGCCCTGGGCAACGCCTTCGGCACCGACCTCGTGGTGGGCAACGCGTCCAGCAAGCCGTCGGGCATCGTGCAGACCGCGACCACCGGCAAGACCGGCTCCGCGTCTGTGGCGGGCGCGTTCTCGTCCGATGACCTGATCGACCTGTACTACTCGGTGGGCGCCGGCTACCGCGCGTCGCGGTCGGCCGCATGGATGATGAAGGACTCGACCATTGCGGCTGTCCGCAAGCTCAAGGAGTCCACCACGGGCAACTACCTGTGGATTCCGGGCCTCGCGGGCGCCCCCGACACGATCCTCGGCAAGCCGGTCGTGTCTGACCCGAACGTGGCCGCCATCGCGCTCAGCGCCAAGTCGGTCATCTTCGGCGACTTCTCCGCCTACTTCGTCCGCATCGCGGGCGGCGTCCGGTTCGAGCGGTCGTCGGAGTTCGCGTTCAACACCGACCAGATCACCTTCAAGGCGGTCCTCCGCGGCGACGGCATCCTGGCCGACCAGACCGGGGCCATCAAGGTCTTCGTGGGCAACGCGGCCTGATCCGTCCATCCCCTACTAGCGAGGGCCGTACCCCCAGCGGGTGCGGCCCTCACCCGCGCACGAGGAGGCCCCCCATGAAGATCAAGCTCAAGGTGACCCTGAGTGGCACCCGTGACGGCATCGAGTGGCCCCCCGTGGGTGGCTCCGTCGATCTGCCCGAGGCCGAGGCCGCGCAGATGATCGCGGCCGGGCTGGCGTCCGCCGTGACCCCAGCCCCCGTCGAGACGGCCACTGCCAACACGTCGACCGTGGAGACCCGTAAGCGGGCCCGTCGTGGCTAACACGTTCCTGTCCCCTGGCGGCGACTACTCGGCGGTGGCCGAGTTCTGTGGCGTGAAGGCTTCGGCCGGGCCGGGGTTCGCTGACGCGAACGTCGGGTTCGTGCGCTGTGTCGACGCTGCCGCCAATGCGGTGCGGACGAAGTGCGGGCCCATCGTCTACGAGACGGGGCTCACGCTTCGTGTGAAGCGCGCCACTGCCGCGGCGGTGGCACCGTTCCGGGTGGCCGCCATTACGGCTGTGGTGGCCGCTGACGGCTCCGCGCTGGACGTTGCGACCTTCGAGGCGGACGGGCACCTCGTGGAGCGCACAGACGGCACGCCCGTCCCGGCCTGCACCATCACCTATTCGTCAGGCTGGCCGCTGGCCGAGGTCCCCGGCGACCTCACCGCCGCCGGCTTCGAGCTGGCCCGGCATGTGTGGCGGCTGACGCTCGGGAACAGCCGCACAGGCGAGCAGCCCGGACAGTGGCTGTGGCCCCGTCAAGCACTGTCGCTGGCTGAGCCGTACTTCCTGGCGCCGCTGGGGTTCGCATGATCTTCGCCGACCTGATCGACGCCATGGTGGCCGACTTCGCTGCGCTGCCCGCGCTGGCCGGCGTGACCGTTACGGACGGGCCGCCGCGCGTCAATGATCCCGGCGCCTACCTGTTCGTGGGCATCGACAACCCCGACGACGACAGCGGTGTGGGCGCATCCGGTACGCAGACGTGGCCGCTGGCAACCAACGCCGCCCGCGAGGACACGGGCGAAATCTGGATGGCCGCCTACGCCGACAACGGCGACGGGCTCATGAAGCCCGCCCGCGATGAGGCCACGGCGGTGATGGAGGCCGTGCAGGACCGCGTTCGCGCGAACCTGACCCTCGGCGTGCCTCGAGTCTTGTGGCTCCAGTTCGGCGACTACTCATATCGCCCCATGCAGTCCGACAACGGCGCCGCCGCTGTCGTCCTGTTCCGCGTCACCTACTCCGCCCGCATCTGAAAGCGAGACCCCCCCATGTCCGATTCGACCATCGTCGTCAAGGAAGCCTCGACCTGGGGCACCGCCGTCACCCCCGATCGGACCTTCTGCCTGCTGGGCTCGGGTGAGTCCCTGGACTATATGCCCGAGATCGTCACGTCTGGCGCTCACTGCTGGGGCAAGCGTGGGCAGTCCGCGGCGGGCGAGGTCGTCATCCGCCGCGCGGGTGGCGGCAACATTCCGCTGGAGGTGTCGACGGCCGGGTTCGGCTTCTGGTGGAAGATGTGCCTGGGGTCCTCGACCTCGGCGCAGGTGGGCGCCACGACCGTCTACCAGCAGGTGCACAAGCTGGCTTCGCAGTCTCAGCCGTTCTTCACCGTGCAGAAGCTGGTGCAGTCGTACAACCCGGTGACGGGCGCGTTCACGACTGAGCCGTTCACGTGGGGCGCCATGATGGTGTCCTCGTGGTCGCTGGACATTCCCGAGTCTGGCATTGCGACGCTGACCGTGACCACCACCGGCCGCGACGTTGTGACGGCCACTGCTGCCGTTGTGCCGGCCGCACGGAGCGCCGCGGACCACCTGCTGCACTCGGGCGGCGCGAGCCTGTCCACGGGCGCCTACGTGGCCCCTGGCGCGACAACGCTGGCGACGGCCGCAACCCCCATCGCGGGCGTGCGGTCCCTGTCGATCTCCGTGGACAACAACCTGGTGACCATTCCCGGCTGGGGCTCGGCTGTGTCGCGCCCCATCCCGGGCGCTGCCCCCACCGTGACGGGCACCCTGAACGTGGACTTCGTGACGGGTGGCCCGTTCGTGATGCGTTCCTGAACCGCACGGACCTCACGCTGCTGGCAACTCTGGCCGCGATCGAGAACAGCGACGAGCTCGTGCAGATCGCCATTCCGTCGCTGCGCGTGTCGGGTGAGGTTCCGAAGGCCGGGGCGCCGACCGAGATGCAGCAGCTGTCGGTTCCGTTCACGGCGATGCGGTCCGCGTCCGCGCCGAGTGACGACCTGATTGTGGTCGTCAACCGGACGTACGACACGACCATCTGACGATGGGCGCCCTCGACGTTGACGCGTCCGAGTACACGGCGTTTGCGAAGAAGCTCAAGGGCGCCGAGCGATCGGTTGCGCGGGATCTGCGGAAGCGGCTCCGCGCCGCCGGTAAGCCGCTGGCCGAGGGGCTGGTGCAGGACGGGCCCGAGGGCCTGCCATCGAGCGGCGGGCTGGCCGACTGGCTGAGGCAGGCGAAGGGCTCCGTGTCGATGACTCAGAGCCGCCTGGAAATCAAGCTGGCCCGCGGCGGGCGGCACGACCTGGGCGCCATCAACCGGGGCCAACTGCGGCATCCGCTGTACGGCAATCGGCGCGTGTGGGTTGTGCAGTCGGTCGCGGCCGGCACCTACGACAAGGCATTCGAGAAGCACGCCGAGCAGGCGTTGCCCGAGGTTGAGCGGGTGCTCGACGACATCATGAGGGAGATCCAATGATCCTGGTCATCGGCGACAAGCATTACCCGGGCGTGGCTGTGAGCGAGTTGTCGATCCGGCACAGTCTCGCGTTGCAGCGTGAGCTGGCGGTGACGAACATCAGCAGCGCCAAGACGTGGGCCGATGTGCGGGCGCTGCTGGCCGAGTTTCAAGCCCTCGACAAGGCGGGCCGGGAGAACCATCCCGAGGCGCTGTTCCTGACGGCCGTAACGATCTGGGCGGCACGCGTCACGGCGGGCGAGGAGATGGGACTACTCGACGCGGTGGACATTCCTGCCGCCTCGGTGCGGTGGATCGCTGAGCCGAGCGACAGGCAGCCCGTGGGAAAAGCCCGGCCCCGGCGTTCCCCCGGGGCCTCCAAGTCCCTGACGTAGACCTCCGCGAAGAGGTGCTACGGCGCCTGCCGTCGCTGATGCAGATGTTCCCCCAGTTCGATCCGTGGAACGTCTGGGATCTGCCCATGAATCTGTGGGAGTCGTTCGCCGCCATGTGCGACCAGTGGGTTGCCGAGCAGAGGAAGGCGGCTAGCCGTGGCTGACAAGACGATCCGCATGGTGCTGGTGGGCGAGGACAAGTCCGCGTCCAAGGCGCTCAAGGGCGTGGGCGATCAGGCGGACAAGACTGGCGGGAAGCTTAAGAGCTTCGGCGCGGGTGGTGCGCTGGCGATTGCCGGCGCGGCTACTGCCGTGGTGTCGTTCGCGGGCGATTCGGTGTCTGCTTACCGTGACGCCGAGGTTGCCCAGCGCAAGCTGGAGGACGCTTACAAGCGGTTCCCCGCCACGGCTGACGTGTCCATCGAGAAGATGCGCGAGCTCAACTCGGCGATTCAGAAGAAGACGGGCGCCGACGCCGACGACCTCGCAGCATCGCAAGCGACCATGGCCCAGTATGGGCTGACGGGGCAGCAGATCGCGGACCTGACCCCGCTGCTGGATGACTACGCGGTCAAGACGGGCAAGGATCTGCCGTCGGCTGCTGAGGATCTGGGCAAGGCCATGCTGGGGCAGGGCCGGGCGCTCAAGGACGTGGGCATCGACTTCGACGACACGGGCACCGTGGCGGGCAACTTCGATCAGGTGATGGCCGGGTTGTCCGACAAGGTTGGCGGGTTCGCCACGAATGAGGCGGGCAGCGCTGAGGGCGCGCTGCGGAAGCTGACCACAGAGTTTGGCGACGTGCAGGAGGAAGTGGGGTCGGCGCTGCTGCCGATCCTCGTGAAGCTCGGCGGCATCCTGCTCGATGTCATCGGCTACGTGAAGGAAAATGCCGACTGGCTGGGCCCGCTCGCCGTGGGCTTCGGTGCGGTGACGGCGGCTGTGTGGCTGGTGAATGCGGCGCTGGCAGCCAACCCGATCGGCATCGTGGTGATCGCCATTGCTGCGCTGGTGGCCGGCCTGGTGGTGGCCTACAACGAGTCTGAGACGTTCCGCGACATCGTGGATACGGCGTTCCGTGCCATCGGTGACGCGGGGGCGTGGCTGTGGAACAACGCGCTGATGCCCGCCTTCAAGGCGATCTTGGGCGGCTTCGCGTGGGTGACCGACGGGCTGGCGAACATGCTCGACGCGCTGGGCAACATCCCCGGGTTTGGCTGGGCGAAGGACGCGGCGGACAAGCTGCGCGGCTTGGCCGAGAAGGCGCGCGATGCGGCGTCCGGGCTCAACGCGATCCCCGACAGCAAGACGGTCAACGTCTCCGCGAACACCGCGAGCTACGACCGCGCCGTCAACTCCATCAACGGCCGCACGCTCACCGCCTACGTGGCGATGAAGGTCTACGGCCAGGGCGCGGTCGCCACGGGCGGCTACGGCGGCGACGTGGCGGCGGCGATCGGCTTGGCCGATGGCGGGATGCCGCGTAGCCGGTTCTCGGGTGTGGTCAATGGGCCCGGCACGACGACGAGCGACTCGATCCCGGCTTGGCTGTCCCGTAAGGAGTTCGTGACGAACGCGGACGCCACCGACTACTACGGCACCGATGTCATGTACGCGATGAACCGGAAGGAGATCCCGCGCGAGTTCTTCGGCGCGATGGGTCTGGCCGGTGGGGGTTCACCGTCGCGGGCCGGTTCGGGCGCCGGCCCGCTGATGCTGCCGCAGTCCGAGATTGACCGCATCGCTGACGCGGTGCGCTTCGGCGCGGCCGCGGGTACCCGTGAGGGCATCGCCGAGCGCGACTCCATGCAGGCCCACGCGATCGGAAGGCGCCGATGACCATCTCGATCAACACCGTGAGCGTGTCGAGCCCGCCATGGGTGGATCTCTATATCTCGGTCCTGCCCGCGACGACCGCCTATGTGCATGTGACGCGCACGTGGGCGGGCGTGTCGGAGCGGGTGCGCGGCGATTCGACGACGGCCGTGCTGGGCACGGACACGCGCATCGTGGACTGGGCCGCCCCTGTGGGCACCGGCTCGATCGGCTACACGGTGGAGGCGTTCACGTCTGGCGGGGTCCTGCTGGAGACGGCGAGCACCACGGCCACGGCCACCACCATCGGTGACTGTGAGGTGTGGCTGTCTGATCCTCACGACCCGACGGGCGCCGTGCTCGTCAACCTGCTTCGGGGCAACCCTGAGCAGGAATGGACCTCACCCGGCTCCGAGGCCGTCACGACCATGACCGGGCTTCCGCTGGGCTTGGACGCGAGCCGTTCGTGGCGGGTCCGCAACTGGCAGCTCCGCACGGATACCGACGTGGATGCGGCGCTGGCCGCCGAGGCGCTGGGTTCGTCGACGGTCCTGCTGCGCGGCGACCCTGCCATCATCGACGACCCGACGGGCGTTCTCTACGTGATGGCCTCCGGGCTGACCCGGATGCGGTACGCGGCCGAGAGCCCGTCTGTCATCTGGACCTTCTCTGGTCCGGCGATCCGCGGTCCGCAGGCCCCGCCCGCCGTGTCCGCCCGCACGTATCAGGACGACCTCGACGAGGACCCCACCTACACGGCGTCGCTGGCCTCGTTCGCCACGTACCTGCTTCGGGTGCGCGGCTGATGTGGGCCACGGCTACCGGATGGCGCGAGGCGCTGTCCGGTCTGATCAGCGTGGACACGCAATGCGCGGTGTGGCTGGGCTCTGACGTGACTGTGCCGGATCTGGTCATCCAGTCGGGCTCCGTCACGCAGGAGTTGGCCGGCGACCAGGTGCAGACCACCGTCGCGCTCTCCGTGGCCGACCCGACGGGCGAGTTGTTCACGGGCTGGTCAGGCTCGCCGCTGGACGTGCTGGGCCATCGCGCCCGCATCACGACCACCGTGAGCGCCGGCGGCTGGTCCGAGACGTTGCCCGTGGGGACGATGCGGATCAACTCCATCCAGCCGCAGAACCGGGCACCGTGGCGGCTGTACGCCAAGACGGGCCAGTGGGTGCGCGGCGCGCAGACGCTGAGCCTGTCCTGTGGTGACCTGCTGGATCAGGTGGCCGATGAGCGCTTCCTGGCCCCGTCGCCGCCTGGCGCGCTGGCAACGATCGGTGCCGAGGTGCAGCGACTGACGGCCGGGATTGTGCCTGTGGGAACGTCTGTGTTGGCGCTCACCGCGTCGGTGCCGGCATCCGTGGCCTACGACGACGCCGACCGTCTGGGGACCGTGGTGGACCTCCTGCGGGTTGCTGACCGCATCCCCACGGTGGACCGCAACGGCGTGCTGCAGGCCATCCCCGCGACGGGCTCCGGCTCCGAGTGGCTGGTGCCCATGGATGCGCTCATCTCGGCCACCCCATCGGCTGACCGCTCCGAGCTCCGCAACGGCTGGGTCGTCACGTCCGAGACTGAGACCTCCGAACCGCTCCGAGGTCAGGCGCTGGAATCCGGCGTGCTGCGCTGGGGCGGCCCATTCGGTCGCGTGCCAGCGTTCCAGCACTCCCCGGTCCTGACGTCCAACGGCGCGTGCAGCACCGCCGCCCGCACGTTGCAGGCGAAGGACGCCGCATCCCGTCGCCGTCCGCTCACCGTGGACTGCGGCACCGATCCGGCTGTGGACGTGCTGGACACCGCCGTGATCGAGCTCCCCACGGGTCCCGTGTCTGGGCTCATCACCCGCATCAACCGGCCGCTGCATGGGCGCTCGATGACGCTGGATCTGTCCGTGGACTGGGAGGCGCTTCGTGGCTGACCTGACCGCCGCAACCCTGGCCCGCATCCCCGAGGCGATCGACGCGATCCCGGCCGTCGTGGAAACGGCTTCCCCGCTGACTGTGACCATCGACGGCGCCACCCATGCGGCCCTGTCGTGGATGGGCGTCTGGCAGCACGCGGCAACCGACCGGGTGCTGGTGATCCGTTCCCGTGGCCGTGTGGTCATCGTTGGCAGTCTCGCCACGCGCCCCACGTCCGCGATTGTGGGCTCCACCGGGTCTGGCCGGGCGACGGTCACCGACGACGGCGGGCGCACCATCTCCGGGCTCCCCTACGTCGGCACCGCTCCGGGCAACGGGACCCGCGTGGGCATCGTGTGGGGGCAGGACGGCGGCTACATCTCCGGCGTGCTGTCCGCGACCGTGGGCGGCGTCCCTGGCACTGTCGCCACCGTCGACCCCGACCCACCCGAGCTCCCCGGCTCCAGCGAGTCCGGCACGTCCATTGCCCCCGCAGTCGCATCGGCAACGGCGCGCTCCGGGGCATGGCGCACCGACGGCACCACACCGCCGCGCTACGCCATGCAGGGCCACTGGACCAGCGGCAGCACGGCTGACAACTCCGGCTTCTGGTTCTACGGCCACGGCCTTGTGGTGGCAGGTGCAACCGCGAGTGGCGTCGGCTCCATCCGACTCAAGCGCGACTCCGCGACGGGCATGTCCACCGCCGCCAACATCTACCTGGCCCGGCACGGCGCGCACACCAAGCCCGGCTCACCGCCCGCCCTGATCGGCTCCGCGGTCCTCATCGGCTCGCTGCGCTACGGGCAGACGGGCACCTTCGCCTTGCCTGCTGGCTTCGCTCAGGACCTGCTGGACGGCACCGCTGGCGGCGTCGCGATCTCCTACGCGGGCACCACCCATTACGCGGCCCTCACCGGCCCATCGGTGGACCCGTCCGCCGCGCTCATCTCCCTGCCCTACACGCGAGAGGCCTAAAACCCATGGCAACCACGAACTTCGGATGGACGACCCCCGCACTGGGCTCGGCCAACAACGTGCCATCGGACCTCGCGTCGCTGGCCACCCAGATCGACACCACCATGGCGCCCTACGTCACCAACACCATCCGCATCGGCGGCGTCGACTACGCCGCCTCGGGGGGCTGGGCCACTGAGACGCTGGGCGCACCTGCCGCCACCTACTCCACGTCCATCTACGTCTGGACGCTCACCAAGACGCTCCCCTACACGCCCCCCGCTGGCTACACGTTCGCCGTTTCGTGCGTGTCCAGCAACGGCTACACCGTCGCCTCCTATGCGGGAGGCGGGCAGGTGCGCGTCATCACCATCGCGAACAGTTCGCCGACGATTCGCCTGGTGTGGCAGCTGGTGAAGATCTAGACATGCCGCCCGAGCTCTGGCAGGTGATCGCCGTGGGCGCATCCGGGCTCACCGCGTGGGTGGCGTGGGTGAAAGCCGTCGCCCCCGCCTTCCGCTGGGCATCGTCCACCAAGGACAAGCTCGACGACTTCTTGGGTGAGCCCGAGCGCCCCGGCGTACCCGCCCGGCCCGGCGTGATGGCCCGCCTCCAGAAGTACGACGAGCGCATCGAGGGCATGACCACGGCGCTGGGCGAGCACGCCGAAGTGCTGGCGAAGGTCAAGTACCACGTGATGCCGAACAGCGGTCAGAGCGCCTACGACAAGCTCGGCGAGAAGATCGACGAGCTGGCCGAATCGGTGGTGCAGGTCGCCGACACGCAGGGGCATCTGGCTCGATCCCAGCTCGAGGTTGCGGGCGCCGTGGACCGGCTCCGGGCGGACAAGGAGCGCGCCCATGACAAGATGCTGCGCCGCCTCGGACGGCTGGAGCTTCACCGCGGCGAAGAGTCGTGACCGTGGACCCGGCTGCGGCTGTCGCGCAGGCCGATCGGGCCCGACGCGCCGAGGCCGAGGCGGACCGGCTCCACCGCTGGATCGCCGACGGCTGCCCACCCCCGCCACCCGCGCGCCCGTGGTGGTCACCGCCCGCGCCCTATCGAGAGGATTCCCCATGGGAGACGTGATCGAGTACGTCGTGATCAGGGGGCGGCGCTACTGCGCCTGCTCCGTCGCGGTGCTGGAGATGGCCGAGGCCGGATTCAAGAAGGCGGGCATCATCCCCCGCTCTGCCTCGATTCACGACTACGTAACGCAGGGCGGCTATCGCGCTGGCGCCACCGCCGCATCGAAGGGCTCCCACGATCGCGGCGGCGTCCATGACGTGAGCTACTCGCTCGTGGACTCCGACGCCAAGCAGCGGATCTGGGATCAGGCCGGGGCGGTGGGCTGCCGTCGCCGCTCCTGGGAGTTCACCAGCACCGACACCCCAGACCACGGCCACATCATCGCCGTCGGCTGCCCGCACCTGGCCAAGCTGGCCGCCGAGCAACTGGCCGAGATCCGCGCCGGCGGGGACGGCATGGCTGGCACCCGCAAGTGGGGTGGCCCCACCCCGTCATTCACGCCGTGGAGCACCCGCTATGCGGCATTCAAGGCACGACAGGAAGAGGACGACATGCCCACACCATCTGAGATCGCCGCCGCCGTCTGGGGCGCGACGTTCGGCTCCGCTGACGACACCGCCGGGGCGCGACTGGCTCGCGTCACGATCGCCTCCGAAGCTGCCGCGAGCAACACGCGCCCCATCGCCCGCGGCGGGGCGGAGGTCCCGCTCCGTCAGGAGGTGGCCGACGCCAAGACCATGCTGCTCACGCAGGCGGGCGAGCTCGCCGGACTCCGCGAGGCGCTGGCGCAGATCACCGGTGGCGGGGTGG